CTGGGGCGAGACAACGGTTTAGACACTCGCCCTAACCCTACGGGGTTTACTTCCAGCATAATAACCGCTAAACACCACACCTGACCACCCAACCGGCGTATACTAGCACTGGAGGTGATCAGTATGCTGTACAGTGATGATGAGCTGGAGATGCCTGAGTGGGTAGTCAATGATCCGTGGTTGCAGGAGCTGGATGCTTGCGTGTGGGAAAATATAGCAAACTCTTGATATGTATGATATAATAGTGTCAAAAATATTAGGAGGTAGTTATGACTGATTACGAAGAAAAGCACCTTGAGGCAATTAAGAAACTGACTGCTGCTATTGAGTTAGCAAACCTGCGAATGATGGATATCCCCCGATTAGATGACACTATGAGGGACCTAACAAACGCACTACACAACACAAAATAATTCTATCAAGATGAAGAGCCTTCCGGGGCTCTTTTATTATGCGCTGGTGGAGGTGAGGGCTATATGGCACATTCAAAATGGCCGCAAGTAGAAGCGAGATTGGGATTGGTTGAAAAGTGGGCTAGAGATGGCTTAGATGAGAGTCAAATAGCCAAGAACCTTGGCATTAGCAAGAGCACATTAAACCTCTACAAAAAGCAACACTCGGACTTTTCGGACTCCATAATGAGAGGAAAGATTCCGTTCCTTGCTGAAGTGGAGAATGCCTTGTCCAAGAGTGCGTTGGGATTTCGGTATAAAGAAAGCAAAACATACATCAAGCAGGAAGACGACAAGACAACGCGGTACACGGAGGAAACTGAAAAGTATCAGCCGCCTAATGTTACTGCTTGTAACATACTCCTGAAGAACAAGGACAAAGAGAATTGGAGCGACAACCCACAGAAGCTGGACATGGACCGTGAACTGCTGGAGCTTAAGAAGAAAACGGAAGGGTTGAATAATTTCTGATGTCTGATAAACGCCATAAGTTTTATACAAGTAAGCCCTGGAGAGACTTATCATACAGCCTGAAAGTAGCAGCGCGTGGGAAATGCGCGAGGTGTGGCAAGACTGTCCTGGATTTCGGGCAGCTTATAGGTCACCACTTGGTTGAGCTGACAGATGATAATATAGACGATCCAAACATCTCCCTCGATCCAGCCAAGATTGAGATTATATGCCAAACGTGCCACAACCTAGAACATGCCAGGTTTGGTGGCAAGCAACAGGTGTACATTGTATATGGCAGTCCATTAAGCGGTAAGACGACGCTGGTCAAGGACCTCATGCGGCATGGTGACATTGTGCTGGACATCGACGAGATCTGGCGGGCTATCACATATCAACCTGGTTATGTTAAACCGGAAAATGTACGATTCAATATATTCAAGTTAAGGGACGCAATGCTGGACCAGATAAAAACGAGGTATGGGAATTGGTACAGCGCGTACATTATCGGTGGCTATCCTGACAAGTATGAGAGGGAACGCGTTGCACAGGAGCTGGGAGCTGAGCTGATCTATTGCGATAGTACAAGGGATGAGTGCCTTGCTCGTGTAGAGCTGGCTGGTAGGCCAGAGAGATGGACTAAATACGTCAATGATTGGTGGGACGACTACACAAAGTAGCCCCCCGGTAGGCCCCTAATCCTAGAGATTAGTAATACTGTGAGCGGACACATTTGTGACACACGTCCAAGTTTTGACTTTTCCCGAAAGGGTTTGCGAGATTGCTGAAAAGTAGGTGAGAATATCAAAATGTCCGAGTTATCGAAAGAAATCGACAGGCTGAAGGGAAAATTCCCAGCCGCTGAAGAAAATAAAATTGGTGCGCTGACTGCCTTGATCGAGCAAGCTGCACACGAAACTATTTATCTGAAAGAGCTAAATGCAAAAGCTGCAGTGTCGGGGCTGGTCAAGTGCCATCCTGATCATCCAGAGATTCAGAAATCATTGCCAGTATCCGGTGAGATAACCAAGCATGCTGCAACACTTACTAACATCATGGACAAACTTATGAAGTACCTGGCGGTTGACCAGGACGAAGATGATGATGGCCTGGGTGATTATGAATAGTTACTTGCTCGAATATTACGATAAGTGCAAGTCGGGTGAGATACTCATAGGCAAAGAGCTGCAGTTGATGTTGAACATCCTGATTGTTGATATGGATGATCCGAGGTTCCGATATGACGTAACAGAAGCACATAAACGAATAAACTTCATAGAGCGTGAATGTAAGCATAGTATTTCGCCTTTTGCAGGCGAGCCATTCCTGCTCGAATTGTGGCAGAAAGCATATTTGGAAACCAAGTATGCTTTTTATATGTTCATCGAGAGCAAGTGGCTAAGGCGTTTCAATCATACGCTGCTTATGATCGGTCGGAAGAACGGCAAGACTACTATGTGCTCTGCTGATGGATTAGCCGAATTCTTTTGCGGCAACATAGGCACAAATGTCCTATGTGCTTCAAACGACTACGAACAGGCTGGCATGATATTCGATGAAATGAATAATATGCGAGAGGAAAGCCCCAAGTTGGCCAAGGTTAGCCGGAAGACCATTAAAGGCATGTTTATGGGCAATCCCAAACAGAAGCGTAAGAAGGGCAAGTACAGTCGGCAGAACAAGGCGAAAATCAAGAAGCTATCCGTTAAAACCGGGGCTAAAGAAGGCAAGAACATCGACAAGGCCATTGTTGATGAAGTCCATGAAATGAAAGACAACCGGCTGGTTGCTCCGATCATACAATCGACTTCTACCAAAGACGAATCGATGGTTGATGAAATATCAACGGAAGGATTTGTTGAAGATGGGTATCTCGACAAGATGCTAGTCAAAGCGCGATTGCTGCTAAAAGGGGAATTGTACAACCCAAGATGGCTTGTATGGCTGTATACGCAGGATAGCGAGGAAGAGGTTTGGCAAGATCGGAAGTCATGGGTCAAGAGTAACCCTAACCTGGGAGTGGCTAAGAAATGGCATTACCTGGACGGGATAATTGAGGATGCCAAGATTGATAGTGCAACCAAGGCTTTTATGTTGGCGAAAGACTTCAACCTCAAACAGTCGCATGCACAGGCATGGTTGGAGCTGAGCAATATTGTAAATGTGGAGACATTCGATCTGGCTGACTTTACCGGGGCTTTTTATATTTCGGGCAATGACTTTGCTGAGACAACAGACTTGTGCTCATCGACTATCTTACTTAAAAGGGTAGGCGATCTCACGACCTACATGCATACCCGGTACTGGATCCCAGAGAGCAAATTACACGACAGTCCAGATGATGTTGACTACCGGCAGTGGGAGCGTGATGGGTGGCTAACTATAGTTGAGGGCAACGCGGTCGAGACTGCTGTCATTGCTGACTGGCATTTCCAGTTGATGGAAGAACATGACTTGAAGCCATTCCGAAGCGGGTATGATAACCGATATGCGAAGGACTTTGTGAACCGGTATGTGGAGCTGTTTGGCGAGAAGATAGCCATTAACATCCCCCAGGAGGCAAAAGTCCTAAACAACCCCATGAGGACGCTAGAGGCTGACATGAGGGATAAAAGCGTGAACTATCAGAACAATCCAGTGTGTGTTTGGTGCTTCAAAAATACAGGCTTAGTTATTGATAAAATGGGACGAATAATGCCCGCGAAGTTGCAAACTACACAACGAATCGACGGAACCGCAAGTAAAGTGATTGCTTATGCCACGCTAGAATGGTTTCGCTCTGAATTTTTAGCGCTAATGTAGAAAGGAGGGTCTATGCTTTGGGTGTATTAGACTATTTAAAAAATATATTAGGCAGTAAGACCACGAATTATGGTTCTTGGCTCTCGAACAGCCAACCGATATATACAAACTTCGGCCAAGATATATATCTGTCTGATTTTGTGAATAATGCAATTAGCCGAGTGGCCAGTGAAGTTGGCAAGATCGAGCTGAAAAGTATCGTCAAGGGCAATGGCATTTTGCAGGTCCAGAATGATGATATTACCAGGCTGTTCAGATTTAAGCCAAACCCGTTGCAGACCACGAACGATTTCTTGCAAAATGTGGAATGGCTGCGGCGCAAACACGGCAACGCTTTTATCTATCCGCAATATGAGGTTGTCACGCTGCCGAGTGGGCAGCAGTTTAAAAGGTTTTTGGCTTTCTACCCACTCAATCCCGCTGCAATCTACATCGGTACGAGTAACGGTCAGCCGTGGGAAGTGCGTTTTGATTTTGCTGACGGCAGTAGTTACACATTGCCATATGCGGACCTGGTGCATCTGAAGTGGCGCCGTGGTGTCAATACCATCGTGGGTGGTGGCGATGACAACGGCATCTTAAACAATCGAGATGTGATCAGAACTCTTGATGCTCTGGATAAGACAATCCAAGGCCTACCTAAAAGTATCGAAGCGAGTTTGCAAATTAAGGGCGTATTTAACGCTAAGACTGTTGCAGATGGCGCAAAGATGAAAAAGATTCGAGATGATTTCGAGAGTCATACAACAACTAGCAAAAGCGGTATGGTGGCAACTGATTTGACTGGCGAGTTTACGCCTATGAAGATTTCCCCGCCCAGTATACCGAAAGATATACTGGTATTTCTCAAAGCGATTTTACAAGAACGCTACGGAGTGTCTGCTGCGATCTTGTCCGGAGATTATACTGGTAAGCAGCACAGTGCTTTCTACCAAACAACGATAGAAGAAATAGTAGTTCAAATGGAGCAGGCCATGACGGCTTGCTTTTTTAGTACCCGAGAACAGGACGTTGGCCATCGGATCAAGTGCTAT